GATCAAATGGTAAATACGCACAATTTATATCTGATAGATCAGGTCAAGCATTTCCATACAAAGAAATGGTTATTGAATGGAATGGTTCCAGGGTGCATGTTTCAGAATTCGAAGCTAAACATCCACAATTAGAACCAAAACCACATACAGCGGACCCACAAGGTTTAAGAAACGCTAGACCACAAACCTATACTCAGGCATCAGGAGATGGTGGTTTTATGACTGTAGATTTAACTTTACCAGGAGTCTTTTCATTTGAATCAAATAATGGTATGGTTCCTGATGATGGATCTGCTATAAACGTTAAAAGAGAAGCGCAGGCAAATTTAGGAAGGGTAACAGTTAGTATAACATAATGACATACGCAGAATTAGTACAAAAAATTAGAGATTACACAGAAGTAGATGCTAATGTTTTAACATCTACTATTGTAAATGGATTTATATCAGATGCAGAATTTAGAATTTTAAGAGATGTAGATTCTGATAATAACAGAAGATATGCAACAGCTAATTTAGTTACTTCAAACAGATTTATTGATACACCGGATAATTTATTGGTAATCAGATCAGCTCAGATAATAGACTCTGATGGAAGTTCACAACCTGATAATAGAGAGTTTTTAGAGTACAGAGACACTAGTTATATGTCAGAATATAATCCAACTGGCTCAACTGGAGTTCCTAAGTATTACAGTTATTGGGATAATGACACTATTGTAGTAGCTCCTACTCCAGATGCTACCTACACAATTCAATTAAATTATATCTTGAAAGATCCGGGTTTATCGAGTACAAATACAGAAACATACTTAAGTAAAGTTTTTCCCAACGGACTTTTGTATGCATGCTTAGTAGAAGCGTTTTCATTCTTAAAGGGGCCGAATGATCTCTTGCAATTATACGAAGGAAAGTATAAACAAGTGGTAGAAGGCTTCTCGATAGAACAAATGGGAAGACGAAGACGAGATGAATATCAAAGTGGTGTTCCTCGAGTCGGAGGAAAATAAATATATAAGGAGATAAACTATGGCTATATCACAAGCAATTGCGAACTCTTTCAAAAAAGAACTTTTGGAAGGTGATCACAATTTCAAACAATCTGGTGGAGACAAGTTTAAATTAGCTCTTTATACCGCAGGTGCGACTTTAACTTCTGCTACAACATCATACACTACTTCTCAAGAAGTGTCTGCTTCTGGTCAATACACAGCAGGTGGTGGTGCATTAGTTAATGCAGGAACATCAATCACTGCTGGTGTAGCAAGAGTAGATTTTGACAACTTATCTTTTACTGGTGTAACGTTAACTGCAAGAGGTGCATTAATTTATAATACATCATTAACTAACGCAGCTGTTGCTGTATTAGATTTTGGTTCAGATAAAACTGCAACTTCTGGTACGTTTACAATTCAGTTCCCAGCACCAACATCAACTGCAGCGATTTTAAGAATCTCTGGGTAGTACATAGGAGGTAACTTCCTATGGCCACAACTTGGGGCACTTATTCGTGGGGCGATAACTCATGGGCGTCTGATCAAAACAATATAGACGTTAGTGGGATCAGTGCGTCTTTTAATATAGGTCAAGCACAGTACGTTCCAGTTTCAGGTTGGGGAAGATCAGCATGGGGATTAGAAAGTTGGAATGTTAATTTTGAAAATGCAGATGTTGATGTAACAGGTATTGGTTTATCTACAAATCAAGGTGAAGAAACTATTAATGCTGAAGTCAATGAAGGTTGGGGAAGACTAACCTGGGGTGAAGAAGGATGGAGCATTGGTGGAGATGTAATTGCTACCGGTCAAGAATTATCTACAAATTTAAATTCAGTTACCATTGATAACGAAATAAATATTGGTTGGGGCTCTGATACCTGGGGCTTTGAAACTTGGGGTATATCTGGTCAAAATGCAGATGTAACAGGAATAGAATTATCAGGAAATTTAGGATCATTAACTGTAAAAGCAGATGCTTCTACCGGTGAATTAACTGGAGAAGAAGCAACAATTACAGAAGGTGATGCCGAAGCTTTTTCAGCATTTGTTGCAGAAGTAACAGGTCAACCAATGACTGCAACGCTTCAATATCAAGAAGCGGTTGTAGATGTATTTAATCCTTCAATAGGTGGTAACGAATTCTCTGTAAATGGAGATGCACAATTATCTACGGCTCAAAAAGAATTTGGAACAGCTTCATTATTATTAGATGGTACAGGTGATTACGTAAATGCATCAGGAACTGTTGATGGTTTAGATGGTGGAGCATTTACTATAGAATTTTGGTGGTATGCTTCAGATGCTACAACACAAACAGGTATTCTTTGGGATGGAAGAAATGCAAGTGGTAATGGTTATTCAATAGGAATTGACAATGGAAATCTAATTATTTACGCAGATGGTGCACAGTTATCATCTTCATCAGGTTTATTTGTAAACAATACATGGATGCATTTAGCTTTTGCTAGAGATGCTTCAAACAACGGAGCATTATGGTCAAGAGGAACAAGAAGAAATGCTATAGGTGGTGGTTTAGTAAATAACAATAATTCAAATAGAACATTTATAGGAGCAGACTTAAATGGAGCTAATGCGGTTTCAGCTTATATTGATGAATACAGACAATCTGATATTGCAAGATATAATCCAGTTACAGATGCTACAATAACTGTTCCAACATCAGAATTTAGTATAGATGCAAATACAGTAAACTTACTTCATTTTGATGGGACCAATGGTTCTACAACTATTTCAAATGCTTTACCTCCATCAATGGCTATGACAATGGCTGATGGAACAGCTGAATTAGATGCAAATACTCAAGTAGATGTAACAGGTCAAGAAATGGCTATGCAGGAAGGTGATGAAACAGTCACTGGAAATGCTAATGTATTACTGTCAGGAAATGCCTTGACAATGGCTACAGGAAGCCTTAGAACACTAATATGGAACCAAGTAAATACTGGCACAGCACCAGTTGTTCCACCGGGTTGGCAAGAAGTTGACACCGCTGCTTAAATTTAGTAATATTTAAATAATTGGAGATAAAAAATTATGGCAAACTCAACATCAGCTAATTTAAAATTAACTGTACAAGCAACTGGAGAAAATTCAGGAACTTGGGGACAGATTACAAATACAAACTTACTTATTCTTGAACAAGCTATCGGTGGTTATTCTTCTATTGCAGTTACTTCTGGTGCAACTTTAGTTTATTCAAACGGTGCTTTATCAAATGGTAAAGATGCAGTAATTAAATTAACAGGAACAATTGCAGGTGCAATTAACGTAGTTGTTCCAGATTCAGTAGAAAAAACTTACGTTATTGAAAACGCAACTATAGGTGCATTTACTGTAACTGTTAAAACTACTTCAGGAACTGGAGTAACTTGGGCAGCAACTGATAAAGGTACTAAAATGGTTTACTCTGATGGTACTAACGTTGTTGACACAGCTTTTACAGATTTATCTTCAGACATCACTCCACAATTGTCTGGAAATTTAGACACAAATGGAAATAATATTTTAATAGATGATACTAAAGGTGTTTTAGATGATTCATCTAATGAACAATTAATATTTTCAAAAACAGCTTCCGCAGTTAATCATATTCAAATTGGTAATGCTGCAACTAGTGGTAACCCAACAATATCAGCTGTGGGAGATGATACAAATATTAGTATTAATTTAGTTCCAAAAGGTACTGGAGAAGTCCAATCTAATGGAACTGGACTTGCAACAACTGGAAAAGCTATTGCAATGGCATTAGTTTTCGGATAAAAGGTGAATAAATAAGGAGATAAAAAATGGCAGCACCAAATTTAGTTAACGTAAGCACAATCACTGCAAAATCAGTGCAGGCTGATTTGAATACTACTTTAACAACTGAAATTCTTGCTAATGCAGCAGCTTCAGGTAAAGTGTATAAAATCAATAATATTATTATAGCCAACATTGATGGAACTAATGCAGCAGATGCATCTGTATTTATTACAAAATCAGGTGGATCTCCAATTGCTATCGCTTCTACAATCTCTGTACCTGCAGATGCAACTTTTGTTGCTATCGACAAAAATACAGCGATTTATTTAGAAGAAGGCGATAACATTGAGGCAGGAGCAGGAGCTGATAACGATTTAACTATTACAATTAATTACGAAGAATTAAGTTAATAAGGAGTTTTAAGTAGTTATGGCACACTTTGCAGAAGTGAGATCTGATAATAATGAAGTATTAAGAGCTATTGTTATTACAAACAAAGATGTAGATGCACACGGCGGAGATTATTCACAAGGTGCTGAAGACTATGTTAATAATTTAATGGCAAATGCACAAAGTGAATCAATAAAAGAAGAATTTGGTGGAAGCTATCCATCTACTACTTATTGGAAACAATGTTCTTATAATAAAAAAAGAAGAGGATGTTTTCCAGGTCCAGGTTCTACATATAATGTAGAATTAGATAGATTTGAGGGACCTAAATATTTTGATTCTTGGATTTTAAATGAAGAAACATATCAATATGAAGCTCCAATACCAAGACCATCTCCAATACATGGAAATTATTTTTTAAGCACATCTTGGGATGAACCAAATCAAAGATGGGTTGGCGCTGGAATAGATGGTAATCCTAATACTTATGTATGGAATACAGAAACTAACGTTTGGGAGGAACAAGTATAATGGCTAACGGTGGATTTATAGGAATAAGTTATGTTCCTTTTCAAGGAGACTTAATATCAGAATATTTAGGATCTGGAACTTTTACTAGATCAAAAAGCACTGGAACTGTTTTAGTCGTAGCTGGCGGCGGTCAAGGTGGGAGCTCAGTAGGAGGCGGCGGAGGCGGCGGAGGAGTTATTCTTACTCCATCTTCATGGCCTTTACCGGCATCTACAGAAACAATAACTGTTGGTGCAGGTGGTTCACCTTCAACACCTAAACCTGTTCAACCTCCAGGAGACGCTGACCAAGGTGGAAATGGAATTGATTCATCATTTGGAACTGCTTTAATTGCAAAAGGCGGCGGAGGTGGTGGTACTTATTTTAACACTGGCGGTCAAGAAGGCGCACCTGGTGGATCAGGAGGCGGCGGAAGAAGATGGCCAAGTAATGGTGGTGGTTCAGGGGATCAACCAAGTCAACCTGGAGATTCAGGTACCTATGGACATGGTAATTCTGGTGTTGGTGGAACTGGACCAGATTTAGGACCTCCAGGTACAACTGGTTATGGAGGTGGTGCTGGAGGAGCAGGAGCTGGTGGTTCAGCCATTACTGGAGGAGCAGCTTACAATGTTACAGCTTTTCCAAGCTCTTATGGTCAAGGTGGATACTACGCTGGCGGTGGCGGCGGCGGTTATCAACCAGGCACATCTGGAAACGGAGGTGGCGGTACAGCTACAACTGCTGGAGGAGCAGGCGGTGCTAATACTCAATCAGAAGGTTTAGCTAACACTGGTGGCGGTGGTGCTGGTAATGATGCAACAACACCACAAGGTCAAGGTGGAAGTGGAGTTGTTTTAGTTAAAGAATTAGATGTTACTCAAAATGTTTCTGGAAGATGGTCAATGAATGATATTTTAGAAGCAGTTAAAGCAGGAAACTGGACAAACTAAATTTTCAATAGTTAAAAAAGAAAGACAATAAATGTTAATACAAAATCCATATTGGTATTTTAAGAAAGCTGTGCCTGAAGATATCTGTGATAAAATAATAGACTTTGGTTTAAAACAAGAAAAACATCAAGCTATAACCGGTACTTATTCTGGCAAAGAAAAATTAACAGATAAAGAAATAAATGAATTAAAAAAAACTAGAGATTCTACTGTTAGTTTTTTTAGTGAAAAATGGATATATGATATAATTTTACCTTACATGGGAGCTGCTAATCAAAACGCTAAATGGAATTTTACTACTAGTTGGACTGAACCTTTACAGTTTACAGACTATGGCATAAATCAACATTATGATTGGCATTGTGATAGTTGGCTCGATGCTTATAATGAACCAACTAATCCTAAAAAACATGGTAAAATAAGAAAGCTATCTTGTATAGTTTCTCTATCTAATAGTAATGATTATGAAGGAGGAGATTTAAAATTTTGGATTCAAGATAAAAGCCCGGAAGAACATCAAAATAGAATTTCTTGTGAAGAAATTAAAGAAAGAGGAACCATAGTTGTATTTCCAAGTTTTATGTGGCATAAAGTATTTCCAGTTACTCAAGGAAAAAGATACACTTTAGTTGCATGGTGTTGTGGTGATCCATTTATTTAAAATGAAAGAAGACAATTTTATAGGTATATTTGAAAATTCTTTTTCAAAAGAATTTTGTGAAAAATACATAAATATTTTTAATAGATATAAAGAAACGAATTTAATTCGTAAAAGACAAAGTGTAGAAGTTGAAGACCAAAGTATTTTTATAACTCAAAATATTACAGATGATATTGATTCTGTTAATATGAAAAACTATTCTAGAGAATTTACAGAAATATTTTTTAAACTTTATGATCAATATGCTAATAAGTTTTCTATATTAAATAGAGTGTCTAAACATGCAATCTATGATATAAAAATACAAAAAACTTCTCCTGGTCAAGGTTATCATATATGGCATACTGAACATGAAGACAAGGTAACTAGAGATAGATTACTAGCTTTTACATTGTATTTAAACACTGTAGAAAATGGTGGAGAAACAGAATTTTTATATCTTAAAAAAAGAATACAACCCAAACAAGGAACTTGTTTAATATGGCCTAGTGGATTTACACATACTCACAGAGGTAATTCTCCATTAGATCAAGACAAGTATATAATAACAGGTTGGTTAGAGTATGGAGTTTAAATTAGATTCATTCTATATTATTAATAAATTTGACGAACATCCTAAGGTTAAAGAAGAACTGTTAAAAGAAATAAATAATGCTGATTGTGATTCTTTAATTAATAAAGATAACTATTATTCAGACAATATAAATAGATTAGATTGGAATCAAAATACAGATTTTGAAAGGAAATGGGTAAAGTTAATTTATGATAAATTAAATAAATTTTTTAATAATGTATTTAAATCATTAGGATATGAAGATTGTATTATAAGAAACATTTGGTTTCAGCAATATAATAATAAGGGAACTCATGGTTGGCACACTCATGGTTTTACATTTACAGGTGCCTACTATTTAGATCTACCTAAAAATACTCCTGTTACACAAATAATATATCCTTACCAACAAAACAAATTAATAAATCTAAATGTTCAAGAAGGAGATATAAGTATATTTCCATCTTATTGTATACATAGATCACCTGTTAATTTGTCCAACTTGACAAAAACTATTATATCTTTTAATTTAGAAATAGGAAAACCAACTAAAGATATACTTAATAAAATAGATTTACTAAAAGATGTTTGAGACTAAAGTTGCTATAAAGGATTATTTGTGGTTATTTAAATATGATAATATAGATAATTTTAAATTATATAAAACTTGTTGTGAGATAGAAAAAGAATTAATTAAAAAATTTCCAAAAATAGAAAATAATAAGTACGGATGTTTTACAAGTTATTATCATACAGAATACAATTTATTTAGTTTTCCGTGCACTGAATTACATAAATTATACAACAATTTATGCTATAGTTTTAATAAAGTTCTTAATATTGAAACTTCTTATTATTTTAGATGTTGGGTTAATTTGTTTAAAAAACAAAAAAATATTGATTGGCATAGTCACTGGCCCCCTGAATTAAAAACCTATCACGGTTTTTATTGCGTAAATACAGAAGGTAAAAATGAATCTTATACCGACTATAGACTTAAAGGAAAAAATGATATATTAAGAGTTAAAAGTAGAAATGGTTTATGTGTGTTTGGTAAATCTGAAAAAGATGAACATAAAAGTTCGGAATGGCTAAACGAAGGATATAGAGTGACAATAGCTTTTGATGTAATTCCAGTGGAAGCCTTAAGAAAAGAAGAAAAGTTTACACATAATTTTTTACATAATTATATACCTTTATATAAAATATGAGTTTTAAAGATAATAAATATATAATTGTTCAAGAAGCAATAAGTCAAGAATTAGCTTTTTTTCTATTTAATTATTTTTTATTAAAAAGAGAAGTATGTTCTACTTTAATTGATCATAAAATAATTGGAGAAAAAAATACAGAGTGGGGGATGTGGAATGACGATCAAATTCCCGGTACTTATTCTCATTACTCAGATGTTGCGATGGAAACATTATTACCTTGGGTTTTACCTAAAATGAAAAAATATACAGAATTAGATTTACTTCCAACTTATTCTTATGCGAGATTATATAAAAATGGTGATGTATTACATAGACATAAAGATAGACCTAGTTGTGAAATATCCACTACTTTAAATCTTGGAGGAGACAATTGGCCTATATATTTGAGTCCATATGAAAACGTAGGAATAGCAGAATGTGATGGAGGAGAAAAAGGAATAACTCTTTCAAGTAATGCAAAAGGAATTAAAATAGAATTAAGACCAGGCGATATGTTAATTTATTCTGGGTGTGTATTAGAACATTGGAGAGAACCTTTTGAAGGTAACGATTGTGCTCAAGTTTTTTTACATTACAATAGAAAAAAAGAAAATCAAATATTATTTGATTCAAGAAAACATTTAGGTTTACCTTGTTACTTTAGACAAAAACATGATATAAAACATGACATATAGTTTTTATTATTGGGGTCCATTATTATTTCGTACTACAGTCAGTAAAGAAGATATTGATAGACTGAAATCTATTTGTAGTAAAGATAAAACAAAAGATTTTAGAAAAAAATTAGCTGGAATAATAGATCATGAATATGAAATTGATATTCAAAAATATACAAATATTATATCTCCATATTTTAATTATTTTAAAGAAGCTTGTTATCAATTTTATAATGCAAAAGAAATTACTAAAATGGAAACAACTGTAGCATGGGTTAATTATATGAAAAAAACAGAAACTAATCCTTTACATATGCATCCGGAATGTGATTTTTCTAGTGTTGTTTTTTTAGATATTCCTGAAGAATTAAAAAAAGAAAATAAAGAATATTTAGGTTCATCAAGTGGACCCGGTAGTATTCAATTTTTATTTGGAGAACCTTATAAACACAATATATCACAAAAATCTTTTTTTCCTAAAACAGGAGATTTTTTTATATTTCCAGGGACTTTAAGACACACAGTGTTTTCTTTTAAATCTGACATTGAAAGAATATCTTTATCAGCAAATTATAAAATAGAAATGACATGAAAATTAAAGATAATTTTTTACCTGAAGTTGCTTTTGAAAAAATATTTAAATTAATGACTTCTTCAATGTTCCCTTGGTATTATCAAATTTCTCAAACAGTTGATAAAAAAGAAAAAGATAAATCTTATCTTTCTCATTTAATATATTCAAATAATATACCTCAATCTAACAATTATGAAGATATTATGCTTCCTATATTATTTGCTTTAGACGAACCAAAATCTTTAATTTCATGTAGAGCTAATTTATATATTAACAGAAATGAAGTTTATAAATCTAATTATCATACTGACGACTGTGATGAAGAAAATAAATGGAATCATAAAACAGCATTATTTTATGTGACTGAAAATAATGGATATACTGAATTTAAAAATGGCAAAAAAGTAGAATCAAAGAAAAATAGATTATGTATTTTTGATGCTTCTGAAGAGCATAGGGCTGTGAGCCAGACTGATGAAGATAGAAGAATACTTATAAATATAAATTACATAGAGAAATAAAACTTTTATAGTACTAAAAAATACTATAAAACAATGCTTAATCTGATATAATTAATTTATATGCTACAAAAACTTAACTTTAAACCCGGTTTTAATAAACAGATAACACAGTCAGGAGCTGAGTCTCAATGGACTGATGGTGATTTTGTTAGATTTCGATATGGACTACCTGAAAAAATAGGTGGTTGGGAACAACTAACTATTGAAAATCAAACTCTTCCAGGTGCAGCTAGAGCTCAACATGTATGGACATCTTTAGCAGGTGAAAAATATGCAGCTATTGGTACATCACAAGGTTTGTTTTTATACTATGGTGAAAAATTTTATGACATTACTCCACTTGACACTGCAATTACTGGAGCTGATTTTGATGCTACAATTGGTTCTGCAACTGTAACCGTTAATAAAACTTCTCATGGATTAAGCGCTGGACGATATGTAACGTTTTCATCAGTTACTGTTCCAACAGGATCAGGTTATGCAACAACAGATTTTACAGATAACACTTTTGAAATAACTAATGTTACAGCTAACGCATTTGATATTGCCATGCCATCTAATTCTGCAGCTACAACTTCAGGAACAGGTTCAGCACAAATAGATCCTTATGTAGTTATTGGTCCAACATTTCAAACTGCAGGTTATGGATGGGGTACATATTTATATGGAGATTCAACTTGGGGAACTGAAAGAACAACAAGTGACGTGATCCTGGATCCAGGCATCTGGAGTCTTGATAACTTTGGACAAATATTAGTTGCAACCATTCACAATGGTAAAACATATACTTGGGATGCAGGAGCATCTAACCCGAGATCAAATAGAGCGACTCTTATGTCAGGAGCTCCTACTAAAACAAGATTAACTTTGGTATCAGATAGAGATAGACATTTATTCCACTTTGGAACTGAAACAACGATTGGAGATACAACGACTCAGGATCCAATGTTCATAAGATTCTCAAACCAAGAAGATTATTCAACATACCAACCAACTGCAACAAACACTGCAGGTACATTTAGATTAGATACAGGAAATAAAATTGTAGCAGCTGTTCAAGGTAAAGATTATGTATTTGTATTAACAGATAGCGCAGCTTATGTAATTCAATTTGTTGGTCCACCGTTTACATTTAGTATTAGACAAGTTGGAACAAACTGTGGATGTATCGGACAAAATGCAGTTAGTTATTCTAATGGTATGATATTCTGGATGTCAGGTGAAGGTGGATTTTTTGCATTTGATGGAACAGTTAAAGCATTACCATGTTTAGTAGAAGATTTTGTATTTACAACATCGGGAGATAATTTAGGAATTAATTATAATGCAAGTCAGATTATATACGGCGAACATAATACTTTATATAATGAAGTAACATGGTTTTATCCAAAAGCTGGAAGCACACAAATTGACAGATGTGTTACATATAACTATGGAGAAAACTGTTGGACAACTGGATCACTAGCTAGATCATCATATGCAGACACAGGTGTATTTGATGTACCTTATGCAACACAATATAATTCAACAGCTACACCTAATTTTCCTATTCAAGGAATTACAAACTTATATGGAGCATCTATATATTACCAACATGAAACAGGAACTGATCAAGTCAATTCATCAGGTACTACTTCTATTAATGCTTATATTCAATCCGGTGATTTTGATATATCAGCAAGGAGAGGAATTACAGGCCAATCAACTGGTATAGCTGATTTTAGAGGTGATGGGGAGTTTATTATGTCAATGAAAAGATTTATACCTGATTTTCAAGTATTGACTGGTAATTCAAAAATAACATTATTATTAAATGATTATCCAAATAACACAGCATCAAGTTCACCACTTGGTCCCTTTACAATTACATCATCTACTGATAAAGTGGATACTCGAGCAAGAGGTCGATTGCTTTCAATTAAAATAGCTAATGACGCTGTAGGTGAAACTTGGCGTTATGGAACATTAAGAGTAGATGTACAACCGGATGGTAGACGTTAATGGCAAAAGTAAATTCATATATACCAGAACCTAAACAAGAATATGATGTTGAAAACCAAAGACAAATATTAGAAGCTATTGCTACATTAAAAAGTGAATTAAATTTTTCATATCAAGATGATTTAAAAAAAGAAACTGAAAGATTTAGTTGGTTTAATACGAGGTACTAATGTCTTGTAATAA